AGGCACACAATGAAGTTACCTAAGGACGCAACGGCTCAATTAGAACGATTACTAGGCAGATTCATAAGGCATATTCCGAACAATGCTGAATATCATAACAGGCTTATCGAAGAACTAGAGATTATTCTCAAACTTCGTTTCGTCGATTACTTCCTCACAATTTGCGATGTACTGACGCTAACCGATGACATTACTCATATGACACGCGGTTCAGCAGGGTCTAGTCTCGTCTGTTACCTACTTGGTATTACAGACGTTGATCCCATAAGATGGCAAATACCGGTTGCACGTTTCCTAAATCCTTTGAGAGATGATTTACCAGATGTGGATATAGACTTTCCACATTGGCAACAGAACGCTGTAATGCAACGGATATTTGATAAATGGCCCGGCAAAAGTGCCAGGATCAGCAACTATGTTACCTACAAGGAGCGTGGCGCTCGCAGAGAAGCGGCACGTCGTCTTGGCGCATCTGGTAAACTTCCTCGCAATTTTAAATACGAAGATTTAGACATCGACAAGGAAGAAGCAATGAGAATCGAAAAGAAACTAATAGGCAAAAAGAAGGCAATATCAAAACACTGCGGAGGTATACTTGTATTCAATCACAAGATACCAAAAAGTTTAATCAACGCAGACAATCAAATACTACTGGACAAGCGTGAAGTAGAAGATTTAGAGCATCTTAAGATAGATATCCTCGCTAACAGAGGACTTAGCCAATTGTTAGAAATAGACAGCGATACCCCACTTGAAGCATACCCTGAAGAGGACTTTGAAACAAGTCAGATGCTTTGTAGAGGAGATGTTATTGGTGTAACACAAGCAGAGTCGCCAGCAATGCGCAGACTTTTCCAAGCAATACAACCACAAAGCAAAGCAGACTGCGTATTCGCTACTGCACTTATTAGACCTGTTGCTACTACAGGCAGACAGAAAGCAAGTTTTTTCCAAGACTGGACAGAACAAAGACTAGAGGATACTATTGTGTATGAAGATGATGCTATTCGTAAAATAGCAAAACTTATTAACTGCGATATGTATGAAGCAGACATGTATCGTCGTGCGTTTGCAAAACGTGATGAAGAAAAAGTTATGCAGTTCATGGAGCGCATGGGCGACAGTGAACGCAAGGAAGAAATTATACAAGAACTATATGGACTTGGTAACTTTGGATTGTGCAGAGCGCATGCTGTAAATCTAGGCAGACTTATCTGGGCACTCGCCTACAATAAAGCACACAATCCAAAAGAGTTTTGGCGTGCTGCACTTAAACATTGCCAGGGCAGTTACAGACGCTGGGTACACAAAACAGAAGCAAAGAATGCAGGTTGGGATCTGCGTGACTTAGGATATCCAAATGGAATTACAGAATCTCCACAGCAACAATACAAACGTCACGGATACTGGACACAGCCAGAGTTTATGCCCAGTATGTTTATACAGGAGACCTGGGGCGATAGAGTAAACTTTGCAGGCTTAGTTGCTAATGGGCGTGTGTTTCGAGGTGAACAAGGACGCTATGTTACATTTGTAACACTGGGTGTAAACAATGGCGAATATGTAGATGTTACTATTAAAAAGCCGTTTGGATATAGAGACAGTGATGTAGTTGCGGGCAGTGGAAAGATACGCATGAGCAATGGTGCTCGTTATATTGATTGCTATGATGCAAAAGGCTACAGACTAGATCAATACCTTAGTCACTAGTCTTAAGTCCAGCAAGCATGTTTTTTAGTTTACTGCTTTGTACACTTGCAGTAATCTTGTTTGCTTCTTGATCTGGCGCAGTGACTACGCCCCCGCTATCTTTATTTTTAAGTTGATCATAGATACTGCTTGACTGTTTCTTAAACTGTTGATACTCCTCATCCTCTCCCAAGTCCCGGATGCGTAAACTTTCAATATCAAACTCTAAATCAATCTTTTGACCAACGCCGCTACTACTTCTAGTTTTCATTAACTGTATCTGATAGCGACCACGCTCGCGCATTGCACGACTTGTAAAGATACCAAACACGTTATCCGCTGTGTTGATCTTACTAAGACCACCACTAATGTGAGAATGATCAAACTCTATTTCATCAACTGCGCCTCTGTTTAACTGCGATGCTGTTACAAACACACAGTCCAGTTCCTTAGCCAAGTTGCGTAATTCTTCACTTACATACTTGTCTTTAACAAACAAATCACTTGGGCTTACTTTTGCACTTACTGGCATAAGCAAATCCAAGTAGTCGATCAACAAGAAGTCTACACGCCAGTTGTTCTTGATCTGTAGTTCTTTCAAGTATGCACGGATATCATTAACGTTGCTCTGGGCTGGCATGTATTTGATTTGCAAGTTACCTGCTTTCTTGCCTGTCATCTTAACTTTCATTTCAACAGTATCCAAGTCTTTGAAAACCTCTTTGGTGCTTACATTTGTAAGCATGCTATCAATACGCATAGCACTAAGACCTTCGCTAAGTTCCAGTGTCAAATACACACCATTTAGTCCTTGTGTTACCCAGTTCACTGCTAGATTCTGCATAAACAAACTCTTGCCTGATCCTGATCCACCTGCAAAAATATTAAGTTCTCCCTTGTTCATGCCACCAAACAGTTTACGATCCATAGCGGGCCAACCTGTGCTAATCTGCCCGTTATTGTCTTTTAGTGCCATAAGTCTAGCACGAGGATCTTCAAAGTAGTCTGTACCCATATCCTTAGTAAGCGATATTTGTACAGCATCTTTAATGATCTTTTCAACTGGTTCGTATTCGCCTTTCTCAAGCAGGTCTGCACTCTTGAGAATGGCTCTTTCTAGTTCCTGTCGCTTGGTGAATCCTTCAAACTCTACAAGGAACCAGTCATTATGTCCTTCTGTAATATCTGGCACAGGCTTTAGTTCAACGCCTGTTACTGCACGAACTTGTTCATGTGTAGGCAGTGTGCCATGTTCGTCACTGTGCGTTTTAATAAACTCTGCAGTGTCATGTAAACTTCTATCAAAGTTATCTATATTATAGATGTTCTGCACACGCACATAATTCTGTGCATCATGTAACATCATTTCTAAAAATAGTTTTTGTAAGTCTGCTGTATATTCTTTAGCCAAGTTTTTTCCTTTTTAAATTAATTTTTAGGCTCATTGTTTCTTTTGCATCAATAATACTTTTAAGTGTAAACAGTTTACCATAACGTACTACTGCATCATTAATATCTTTTACGTCTGCTTCCCAGTCAGGAAAACTTACACTCCAGCCATACTCCAGTGCATCATCTATAAGTTTTTGTCCTGCACGATCTCTGTCTGGTACTAGTATAACTTCTCTGCCCAGTGTGTCAATAATTTGTGCTTGTATTTCACTACATTGATTACTCATTATACCAACACCACCTATACACATAGCATCTAGTAGTCCTTCTGTAACTACTACAAACCTAGCATCAGGCAACTGAGAATCAATCCCATAAACGTAGCCACTATCATGACTAGTAAAATATTTGGGTCTTCCGGCATCGTCTGTACTCCTTGCACTAAATCCTATTGTACGCCTTCCCCATTTAAAAGGGACTATAATACGCTTCCACATGCCTGCAGGTTGACTGTTACTGTACATCAGTTTATCTACAGGCAAACAACGTTTAACTGCATATTCACGAATGTTATCAGGCAGTTCATGCGTTGCCCCTTCAGGCAGTGGTCTACTCTTAAATTCTACTTCAAACTTTTCTTCTTCTACATCTTCTGGTATAACAGTTTCTTTTATACGCAGTGCTTCTATGTTAAGCATCTGTCGTGTATTCTCATCAATGCCTAACCATGTAAGTAGTTTACGCATCTTAAAACTAATGTGTCTGCCTGGCTGCCAACCTGTCTTGAAGTTGCAGTTGAAGCAATGATAACTTATAGCATCACCATTTGCGATAACTCCGCCTCTGTTACGCTTGTCCATGCTTTCGCCATTGTGATGACAGCATACTGCATTAAACGAAATCCACCCGTTAGTGTTGCGCTTTTGCTTACCCGGCAAGGCATCTATAACTGCTTGTTGTATACTATTCATCTATAATATTTTACATTCATTTATAAAATTATACAACCTCGAGGCTATATCAGTGTGACCTAATTCGTTAGGGTGCCCATCATTGGGTATTAGTTGATCGTTTTTAAGATAGTCTAGAGTGTTTGTATCAGGCAAATAATAATTTTCATATTCATGGTAGGTATGGTGTTTGCCTAGTGCATTAAAATAAATTAGAGGTATATTTTGCGCTTTGCAAACACTGTAAACAAATAACTTTGCACTATCTGTGAGGGCTTGGTTTCCGCTTGCTTCACCGCCTTGGCCATGCATAATCCATTCTTTATAACTCTGGGTATAAATGTCGCTATCGTTGCTGTCAATCAAA